TAACATGAACATGAACATTAACACGAACCTAACATTCCCTTACATGGGGCTTCGCCCCCCGTTAGGTTAACATTGCGGGCGCGAAGCGCCATATAAGAGCTTCTATAGACAATAATAGATTCTTTATAGAATTTCAATAATGATACACTTGTACAAAATAATAATCGTGTAGATTCTTTATAGAATTTCAATAATGATACACTTGTACAAAATAATAATCGTGTAAAAACCAAATTCTTATTATTTTGTTGCTTTTTTTATTTTCCCACATCCACATCTACATCCCCATTCGTTGTTGGGGTAGTGGTCGGGGTAGGTGGCGATAATGCTGAAATTTCTGCCCGTAATTGAGAAATCTGATGTTCTATTCTTTCCAATTTTTGGTACAATATATCAACAACACCAGGGTTCTCTTGATTTAATTGAATCGCCCGATTATCATTATTAGGATTCTCATTCATATTCATATTCTCATTCATATTTATATTCTCATTCATATTCTCATTCATATTTATATTCTCATTCATATTTATATTCTCATTCATATTCATATTCTCATTCATATTCCAATGAACCTTTTTATTACTAGATGGTACCAAATCATTGATATTTGACAGTGTTTTACCATGTTTTCGTTCTATTTCAAGTTCCTTTATTGCTGATATAATAATCTTGATTGTAATAATATTGAGTTCTTGAATGGTTTTATCAGCTTTCCCTAAATTGCTATAGTAAATGTGCGAAATCGTTTCCTTGAATAATTCTTCATGTGATTTTTGAGAAAAATAGGGAGCTTTATTTAATGCCGTCCATAATTTACGTTGATTTTCTATTGAAGCATAACTAGTTGCGACGACGACGCTACTATTACTATTATCAATACACTGTAATATTTGTTCCTGTATATGTTCATTAATCATGTTCATGTTATGAATATATAATAATTAATATATTGCTTCTTCTCTTTTATTTCATTTCCGTTCATGAATCCCTTATAAACCCTATCAATTCCTTATAACTTTTCGTATAAGGTGTGGAATATGGAATGTGGTATATGATTAACGGAAAACACCACTTAATCCGAATCCAACACCTAAACCGGTACCTTGACGAGCAGAGGCAGCGATTGATGGAAGGAAAACATCCAAAATGCTAAAGGTTGCTGCCGCGCATAATGCAATAACCAATACTTCTTCAACCTTGAGAGATTGCTTAGGAATAGTGTATGCAACAATGGCAACAATAATACCTTCAATTAGGTACTTGACAATGCGCTTGATGACTTCGCCAAAATCAATGAAGTGACTCATTATATATACTTTACCAAATACTTTTTTCAGAAGGACAAATATTTCATATGACAATAGTTTTTGTAATTATACCAAATACCAATGTAAGAAATGAAACAGTGCGTCTAAAGAAGATAAAAATTTGCAATAGAGATAATATACAGACAGATTAGACACACAACATTTGGTAAAATGTCGGCAAAAAACTTTGAACGACAAAAGCTTTCTAATGGTTCAGTAAATCCTAAATATGTAGACTTGTGTGATGAGGATCAAGCTGTTGCTGGACAAAAATTTGTCTGTGTTTCATTCATCTCACCTGAAAAAATTATCAAAGAACGCGAATTACATTTATTTCAAAAGTTTGTATCACAATGGGATTTCTCTAAATCCATGGAAAAGTTTAATGATTTTCTCAATTTTATATCATACAAGTACAATGTACGAAAAGAAGATTTATTCAAAGATTTGGAAGCATTTATTTCTACTGAAAAAGATAATTTGACGGATCAATCTATTTCTGATACTTATCTCAACTTTTTAGATGCAAATGAGGATAAATTGAATGATGATTATAATAAACAACACAAATTCCAAACATCTGTACGTGGACTAAAGGTACGTGGAGTATTTTCAAATCAAGACGAGGCTGAATTGCGTTGCCGAAAATTGCGTGAAGTTGATCCTCATCATGACATTTTTGTAGGTCCAGTTGGTGTTTGGATTCCATTTGACCCTAATGCATACAAAACGGGTCGGGTAGAATATCTAGAAGAAGAATTAAATCAATTACATCATGAAAAACTAAAGAATGAAACTGAAGCTAAAATGGCATTTGAAACAAGAGTCAAAGATACAAAACGTAAAGCAATTGAAGAGAATATTCGCTTAGCAAAGGCAAGTGGAAATAAATTGACACAATCAATTACTGAATCAGGTGATCTCATTGGAGTTAAACAAACGGTTGATTTTGAAGCCAGAGAAGCAGCAGATGTAGAAGAGACTACTTCACGCAATAATGAATTAATGGAACGTACCAAATCAAATAAACGGGTCTAAATGGTATAACTATCAGATGTAAAATTAGTTGTTGTCATGTTAATCTACTACAATAATATAACAAGACTAAATAGGATGAAGTTCAACAAGATGACCGGGCTGAAGATGAACAGTCCAACTTACATGTTGATTGGTATTATTATTGTATGTACCCTAATTACACTAGGTTACCCACACAATTCTATAGAATTATATACCGGAAATATGAACGGCTACGGCAATGGCACGGACAATAAGAATAGAGAGGGAGGTTGGAATGGCAATGAAAATAGTGGACGCGGGACGGATATAAAAATGAACAATCTACTCCAAGATTTTCAGAAGAACTTTGGATATCCAGTTGACAATGATTATGATATTAATGATAATGAGGATAATAATACAGTCATTAAAGGTTCTGTCGCGGTAGCCGCGGTAGATTTGGTCGTTGCCCGTTATAATGAAGATTTATCTTTTCTAAATAATGAACCTTTTAAAGGAAATAGAATAATATGTTACAATAAAGGACCAACATTAGTTACATGTCCTGATTGTATTGATGTCATTCAACTTGCAAATGTAGGGAAATGTGATCATACATATTTATATCATATAATCAATAATTATGATAATTTAGCTGATGTCACTGTATTCTTACCAGGGTCGTGTTTACATGATGCTATAAAACGTTATAAAACATATCATACACTAGATTATATAAAAGATTCAAAAACTTCTGTATTTATTGGAACATCCAAAGTTTCTCAATCTGAATTGTATAATTTTACATTGAATTCGCATCTGACTGGAAGTTTGGAAAATCAAAAAGTTAATAGTAGTGCTGCATTAAAACCATGTTCTATTCAACCTTTTGGTAATTGGTACAAACAGAATTTTGGTAATACAACGCTTAAAATGATTGATTATACAAGTATATTTGCGGTAGCAAGAGAACATATAATCCAACATCCGAAATCATATTATGAAAAACTCATCAGTTATATTGATGATGACATCAGTCCTGAATGTGGTCATTACATTGAACGTTCTTGGGTAACAATATTTTCTCCCTTACCTGACAGTTCTTTGTATGATTATTATGTATAATAGTATAGTAATTATTAAAGAAATATTGGGAATTTACGAAATAATATAGATTAAAGAATCAAAAATCTATATTATTACTAGTATCGTAGCGGTTGGGTTTGTTTGTTAGGATTCAACGGTTGCTATGCGCTATAGAGACGGGAAAAATATCGGCCAATTAATTATTCAATGGCAATTTTCTTGCATATAATGATATTTTTATTAATTACATTCTTATTTTTGCATATAAGATTTCAATTCAAAATTAATAATGGATTTGAAATATATGAACTTGATTATAGCACGAATGAAAATCTTCAACATGCATGTGATGTCCGTTTACCAATTATTTTAAATACTCCAAATGAATATGTTGCAATACCGACGACAAAATCAAAACAACAATTGAATACGAATGTTCATATTTATGAATCAAATAACTTGCACAGTGAACCTTTGATTATTCATTTAAACGCGGCATTGGATTTATTACACAATAAACAGAATAATACTGATCAAAATGAAAATGAAAGCGACATCAATGTTGATAAAAACGCAAGATTTAGTTTTACAAATGAATCATTTATTAAAGAAACAGAATTGGATGACGACTTTTCCGACAATGACAAGTTATGGAAACCGCCTTTAACTATTATTACAGAATATGATTATATTTTTGGGAATAATTCTGCAATGATACCATTACAATATCATATTGCATTTCGTCGTTTTATATGTGTTTACTCAGGTGGTTCAATCAAATTAAAATTAACTCCATGGAAAAACACAAAACATTTGAATCCATATTATGATTACAAAAATATGCAATTTAGTTCATCCATGACTGAATTGGATACTATCAAATTTACAGAAATAATATTGGATAGTGGTAAAATGATTTCTATTCCACCGTATTATTGGTATTCAATTGAATTCATTTCAAAGGGTAATAATAGCAAAGAAAATGACGATGCTGGTGGTGGTGATGATAAAATCGTCTATTGTCATTCATATACATACAAGACTGCGTTTAATTGTTTAGCAATAACTCCTGAAATTGCAAAACAGTTTTATTATAATTACATTCTGTCAAATGATAAATAATCAGTCAACCGCGCCACCAATCCATCATACAATCATCAATCTGAATCATCCATCATTTTAGGCGCCAAATAAAAGCATACTGTAGCACCTTCGCCAAGTTCATAAAATAATTTCATAGGATAATCATCACTAAATCCTAATTTCACCTCTCTGGCTAATTTGTAAAAAAGACAAAAATTGTATAAATAATTTAAACTAAATGCTAATTTCAATTCTTTTTCATCTTCAATTGCGTATTCACCAAGTTCTTCCAATTTTATATCAACCACCATTTTCCCAGTATTATGACTAGATGAAGTCATTGCCACTCTTTTATCATTACATAATATTTCAGCGGTATCACCAAATAATTTTAATTGACTTGCTACTGCATACAATTTTGCAGATGATAATGTTAATTCCGCAGAATAATCAACTTCGGGTACAGTTAGACTTTCAGATGTAATATCCATCAATGGTGTTTCAAAATGTCTATCAAATTCAGTTGAGTTTACCAAATCATTTTGTGAATGTGGTGATGTCAAATATATAAACAATGTATCAGATTCATCTTCTTTATATTCAAAACGCATGGTCTGATTTCTTTCACGGGTATTGAGTATTTTGAAAAATATAGTTGTATTAATTCCTAAACAACACCAATTTGTACCATTATAGACATCAAACCATTCTTTTGGTATTGTAACAATAAAAATTGAAACATGGGAAGAATCCATACCTTGAATATATAATCCACTTTCTAGTAATTGTATATTAATCGTTTCATTAAAAACTTTTAAATGCTGGAAAATATTACAAAACAATTCTGCTTTTACTACATTATTTATTTCAATATTCATATGGGTGGATTGATTGATTGATTGATTGATTGATTGATTGATTGATTGATTGATTGATTGATTGATTGATTGATTGATTGATTGATTGAATAGAATATAACTAACTAGCCGCGATTCTTTAACTTTTTGTTCAAAGAAGTTATGTAAGTCTATATATAGACATCATGAAATCGGGACTTGCCGTAGTATCTACAAAGAACCCAACTGCCGTATTGGGTATGACCATTTCAGGAATTAAGAATTTTTATCCCGAATTTGATATTGTCATAATAGACAGTGATTCAACTGACATGAGCGGGTTTCAATTGGTACCAAGTGATGTAAAAATTGAATTTTCAGGAAACAAAAACTTTGAACTCGGTGCATATTCAATTGCCTTTTCAAAATACAACAGTTATGATGTATACATGTTTATACAAGATAGCTATACACCAATTTCTCGGATAGCCAATTTTCATATAAGCAATTTTTCAGACAGCATATTTTATTCCGCGCATTTACGAGAACGCTTGAGTTTTCTCGTAATGCCTGAACAAGAACGTTTGCATGACGTATATAAAGATACCGATTTGAATTTTTTGCCCAACTTTTCAGACTATTATACTCTAGCGACTCATAATTCATTTATTACATCAAAATGTAACATTGCGCATATATTGCAATTAGAAAATGCTTATACGTTGAAAAATATACGAAAAACGAAAATGGATGCTTGTACTGACGAACGAACTATTGGTATCATGGCAGACGGAATTCACTTAGTGCGAGTTGACTTAACTGAATATTTTCATAAACGGCATTTGGCGCGCGAGTAATCAAAGCTATATCTAAAATAGAATATTTCAAGTTGCAGACGATTGTTTTGATGTTATAATATTAATTAGAATAATTTAATAATATTATAAATACTAATGAATAATAATCATTGATGATAAGAAATATCAATGCAGAGTCAGGACAAGTCTTGAGATTATGCACGGTTCATGGATGTTTTTAAAAAATACGGACTTATATCAATACGGTTAAGTCCTTCTCTGTCGGCTAGAATTCCGCCTATTCGTTCACCTAACCATGAATCTATCTTGCACTTAGCAATCTGTTTCTCAATATACACATCATCAACCTGTAAAATAATCTCATTAATATCATCCCTATGTATTATGAATGAATTATGTGCCGTTCCAATAAAATGTGTATCGCGTGACATTTCTGATAAAAAATGCAATTTAGTATCTTTAAATGTATCTATAAAATGTTCAAGATAACCTCCGACATATAGGACAGAATTGTAATGAAATGAATATAAAGTTTTCTTTGGAAAACTGGTAGAATCAAATCCAGGGATACGCTGATTTGGTGTCAATACATCTTGAATAAACATATACACACTATAAACATCCTTGTATTTATGATAAGCATAATGCCATGCGCCGTGTTCCCAATTTTTATTTTTCGCCATTTCTACTGTTATATTTGACGGTAATTGTGTATATATATCGGTTTGTGTTGAATCGCTATCTATGATTAAAATGTCAAACTCGGGATAAAATTTCACTAACGAATTGACTGTATTTAATAAAATCTGGTTTGGATTTTTTGTACAAATAACGGCGACTCTATCATTCATGATTTGAAATGCGTGTAATATACACTATGAGTGTATATTACACTATGATTTATTTAATTGTTTTGATAAATGACCATATTCGTGCCTTTTGTGCTTTGTGTGGAATGGAATGTAGTGTACCAAAAATTAATGATTTTGTCACTGCTGTTAAATACTTGACGTCAATCTGGATTTCTCTACATTTTGTCAAAAAATATTTTTGAAGATTGAATATATATTCATTGTCTATTTCACAATTATTTAGTATCAAATCATAGCCGAGGATACTCTGATAAAACTTGCCGTAGTCATAATACCTGTCACCGTTCAATGACAATATATCATTAATATGTCCTTTCATATCTAGAACTTTATAATCATTATTGTATTCTAGAATAATATTTGAAAACCAAAAATCGCCGTGAATTATACCTACGATTTGAGGTGAATAGTATTTATGTAAATCATTGATAATTGAATCATATACTTCTTGTGAGTCGTCAAAATCATAATCGTTTTTATCTGTAAAGCGGACTTTGAGTTTCTCAAAATAATTATTTCGGACATCACATTCTTTGATTGTTATCGGAAAGTCTTCATGATGAAGTTTTTCTAATAGTTGAAACAAATCGTCTATATGTTTCGTCGTGATCAATTTATTCTTATGAAGGAAAAAAAGTGGAATTCCATTAATATAATCTAATGAAATTTCAATACTGTCGTCGCTTTTTTGTTCAGAATCTATTAATCTTGGAAATAAGTTGCTTATATGTGATGGAATGTTCTGATAAAAAAACTGTTCACCTCGTAAAAACTTGAGAGGTCCAGTTTTTTTGATGATATTGCCTGTCTTTTTTATTTTGTTGTACTTGTTATTCTCAACTTTATTAGGGAAAAAATCTTTTTCCTCATGGAAAATACCAAAATAAGAAATGTTGTTAATGTAAGGATTAATTGATTTATCATCAATGTAAATATCAGCAAGTGGTTTTCCAAATATTAGTTCATCGTAAGGAATTCCATATTTTTCCAACGTAAATAATGTATCTAAGGCAACATCCTTTATAACTTTTCCGACATTATTATTATGTGTTTTCATTCGTCTGGCTGTATGGATAATAATTTCATGACCCTGTATTTTTAATATCTGTAGGAGTTTGATCATTTTTTCTATTGGTTTGACGGAAGAATAGTCATTTGGGATTGTTGGATAACTGACCAAGGTATTATCTAAATCAAAGCAAACTCGTAATTTTTTATGAGGGACATCATTCGCTAATATTTCATCATATGTTCCAATGTGAATAGTATTTTCAATATATATTGGTATTATCGGATGTCCATCTTTGATCATCAATTTGTAAATTTGCGAAAAATAAAATTCCCCGTTTGTCTTCAAATCTTGATTTAACAATGTTATTGCGTATTTTTTGAAAATATCAACATTTTGAAATCCATATATTCCACAACAATAAGTATTTGAAATTTTCTTTTTTTCTTCAATATTGACGACTTTGTTATTCGCTATCGTTATGAAAGAATAGTTTTGTTTTATATAATCCTTTCCATAACCGATAAAACTCGTTGTATATGAAGTATAGTGTAACGGATTGTCGGAAATAGAGTGAATGTTATCATTATCTAAGAATACTAAATTTTCACTCTTATCTGAAAACGAAAATCCATTCATACCAATATATGCGGTTTCTACAGCACCCCGAGTTGAATAATCAATCTTGGAAAAGTATAACTTTTTTTCTTTAAATAAGTTGATAATTATTTCTTCAAAATTGTATTGTTCTAAATACGTATTGTAAATTATATAGATTTCATCACTTGGAATTCTCTCTATTATGCTTTCAATCATATGCTTACCTCTTATGTAATTTAATGGTTTTGGTAGTGAATACTTATTACAGCGGTTACCAAGCCCTCCGCATAAGAGAACGTATTTCATTTTGGTGCTATATGTATACAATAACAGAGATGTTATGTTCGCCAAGGATCGTGACGAGATGAGATATTTGAAGTATTAATTATGGTAATTTGTAGGTCTGGAAAAGATACAGATTCAATGGATAAACTGCTTTAACGGTTATTATTCCCGTCTTCGGCATCATCATAAATGATTGATAATGGTAAAGATTTTGTTGATTCTTCGGCCAATTTTATTGGTCCGACGCTTTCAATATATTCAATGTCTACATTATTGGATATTTCTGGTATTGATACAGGCAATGTAGTCCCTACTGTTTCTGATGATTCCGGCGATACTACCACCTGATATTCTTCTACAAAGTTTGCCAACATAGTTTCAACTGATTTCATAATCATTTCATGTGTCTGATTAAATACATCTCTCAAACTAGCAATCTCACCTGCCAACATATCACATCTTTGAAATAATTCGTCTACCTCATCCTTTTGTGTCGTCGCTCCCGCTATATCCGCTATACCTTTAATACTATTTTCCAACAATGTTAATCTCTGATCAGTGATTTGTACAACTTGATGTATACTAAATTTAGGAACTTCCCCTGATCCAGCGGCACCCAATTTGGATTGTTGTTGCTGCTTTTGTTGTTGTAGTTGTTGTTGTAGTTGTTGTTGTTGTTGCTGCTGTTGTTGCTGCTGCTGCTGTTGTCGTATTTGAACCGATGTAACGGTAGATGGTCGGACTTGCGCTCGTCCATGACCATAAGCTACAAATTGTGTCCCTGCAATTACAGATGATGATGAGGATGACGATGTTGGAATATCGGCCCGTTTCCTTCTAGCTGATGCGCTCATTATATAAGGTTTGAATATTTCAAACTTGTATTTATAGACGCAATTTAATGGTAGTATAGGACGACATTAGAGTTGGTAGAGAGAAAGTTGGTAAATAAATAAATAAGTGCAATTTTTTCACTATTCATTCATTCATTCATGGAACAAGTTTCATTGCTAGTTTTTCTAAACAATAATAAGGTTTAATAAATTCAACATCATTTTCATTATAATCTTCAATACGAATATGATTACATGTAAATCTAATTTTGGGGAATGGCAATGGTTTTCTGGAACTTTGTTCAGTTAATATTGTCAAATGTTCAGCATAAATATGTGCATCCCCTAAAAATAAAATAAATTCATGGGCTTCCAATCCACAATGATTTGCTAAAATATGAGTTAAAAAAGAATATGATGCGATATTAAATGGTACACCTAATCCAACATCACCACTTCGTTGATAAAGTGAACATGATAATTTTTTCCCACAACCACTAACATGAAATTGTGCCATACAATGACAAGGTGGTAGTGCCATTTGTTCAATTTGGGCAACATTCCATGAACAAAGTATAAGTCTACGTGAATCCCGTTGTGCAGGATCTTTTAAATTGGAAATTAATGTTGCCAACTGATCAACTCCTTCACCACTATAATCTGTTTCACAATCAATATATTCGGCACCAAAATGTCGCCATTGATGTGAATAAATAGGACCAAGATCACCTTCTTTACGATTAATTAATCCTCTCTTATCCAAAAATTCTCGTGATGCATTTGCATCCCAAATATGAACATTTTGTGCTTGTAATTTTCTATTGTCTGTATTACCACTAATAAACCACATTAATTCTCTGAAACAAGTTCTCCATGCTAATTGTTTAGTCGTTAACAAAGGAATTGTTCCATCAGATAATGAAAAACGCATTCCATGTCCAAATATAGACAATGTTGTACCATTTCGTGTTTCTTTATATCCACCCGTCTGAACAATTTTACGAATTAAATCCAAATACTGTTCTTCTTCGTGAACTGAAGCGTGGTCCGATTCATTAGCCATTTTTGTATACGGTACGGTAGTATTGTTTTTGGATAGGATATGATAACTTGGGTGTAAAAGTTTTATATGTATATTTGTATAGATACAATCAATGGATTACGAAAAATCTGGAGATGATTTATTAAGTCATACTATAGGAATGGGAGGTAGAATGGGGTTTTTAGGTCATGTATTTTCTACTACAGAAGAAGGCAAGGGTGAAATTATGAATGTTGTACAATATTCTGCAATGGCAATTATTCCAGTAATTCTATTGAACAAGAGTTTACAAAAATATATACCTGATGCTGACCAGGATGCAAGTACATTGGAAATTGTGACGGAAATTCTTTTACAAGTCATTATAATTTTTACCTCTATGATTTTAATTCATCGTACAATTACATTCATTCCAACATATAGTGGGTTCAGATATGAACCATTTATTTTAACAAATGCTGTATTAACTTTTCTTGTCATTGTATTTAGTCTACAAACAAAAATCGGAATGAAATCTGCAATTTTATATGATCGTGTATTGGAATTGATTGGATGGAATGATAGAAATGATGGTAATAGTAGCGGAAAATCACATAAATCTCATAATTCATATAATTCATTCAAATCTAATCATCAACCTAGTCAATCTGATTTTATTGATGCAAATCCATCAGGGATTTTTCCACCCACACCAATATCAACCACAGGTGGGCGTTCACAAGGAAATTCAGGACTTTTAGATTCAATGATTCCTACCAAACCTATTCATAATGGCGGCGGAGGTGGTGGTGGGGGCGGTTCTTCAAGTGATGATTTTGGTCAAGTATACGGACCAACTAGTTCAAAATATGAGAATAATGGGGCATCCTCTTTTGGTCCCATGGCAGCAAATTCACTTCTTGGTTCATCATTTACTTGATGATGATGGATGATGGTGGATGAATTAAAAAAAAAACTATGTAGATTAGATGTAATGAAATGATTAAATGATTAAATGGGATTTAACTGCAAGAAAATAATCAGTAATCAGTATAATGAAATTACCACCACAAGTGAACTTAAATGTATAAACTCTGCATTGTCACGACATGTTTCAAAACAGTTGCATCTACTTTGGACAATTTACATGCCAAATCCAAATGTTGTTCACTAGTAATAAGAATTGAAGATATTTCGCGTGCAATATTACATATTTTCATGATGGCCTTGACAAAATCACCCAGTGAAAATGGTAAACATGAAATAAACTCTTTACATTGTAATTCTGTATTACAACTATTTGACCAATTATATGCAAATATCATTGTATCAAATGTAATTGCGTTGTGATAATCAAATCCACTATTGACACCATGCTGATTTTCTTCATCAGACCATTCTAAATGCATTTTTTGTAATAATTTTGCTGCTAAAAGTACTTTATCAGGCAATGATGAGGATAATGCAGGGTCAGCATCAGCATTATGAGATGATGAAGATACATTGGTAAAACATGCCAGAATTGCAATAATATCTGATATAGTAAAATCAATACACCATTCCAATGATTCTAAAAATTCAATACATACAAGTCCATGAATTTCACCCAATTTTAATGCCCATTGTCCACGTTCTGTTGTTGCTGTTGTGCCGGCACCGCCTCCATTAAATTCATTCAATGGGGCATGATTCCTTGTTACAAACCCATGATTAATTAGAATAGTAGTGATTGCTAGAATTTGATTTGGGATAAATGTTTCCAAATATTGTATACTTTGTTGTAATTGAACATTACTATTTACCAACTCTAAATAATGTTTTACTGTAATTAAATCATGTTGTAATGATTTGTACTCGTCTGAAATAGTAATCATTTCTCTTTCAATTTCACGCCGTTTTTTATTTACGACACTATTCTTCTTTAGATCCAATTCTAGCCATTTTGTACATATATCCAATGGTGTTTTTTGGATGGTTGACATATATAATCGTTTTTCTGTCAATTCCATATTTGAAGTTGATAAAAGGATTTGAGAGTTCTCCAATTCATTCTGTAATTCTTGTCCAATCATGGATTTTTGACAAAATCTACTGTTACTATTATCATTATTGTTTGTGCTGGCCGCAGCATTTGCTAATACTAATCCATAATGAATACGAAATTTGGATTCCAATTTTTGCGGTTTACCACACAATATTTGACGATATTCAGTAATTGTTGGTATTGAATATAAATTATTACAATGAATTACATTACCTACTATATCCATTCCACGTCTTCCTGCACGTCCTGCCATTTGACTATATTCATGTGCATGAAGATACCGATTAGATGAACCATCAAATTTTGTCAAACTAGAGAAAATTGTCGTTTTAATTGGACAATCAAGACCAATTGCAAAACTTTCCGTCGCAAATAATAATTTAATATTCTTTTTAGAAACCATAAATTCCACAATTTCACGAAGAACCGGTAACATTCCAGAATGATGATATGCAATCCCTTTTTCCATTAATTTAATTAATCGGTGATATTCAGGTAATTGTAAATATTCTTTATAATTTGGTAGACTATTTCTCAACATTTGATCACATTCATTTGACATTATATATGGTATTTTTGAATCATCTTCCAACAAATTTGTTGTAATTTCCTTGGCAAAATTTTCTGTATTTTTACGAGAAAATACAAAACAAATTGCTGGTAACATTTCATCTTGAACTAATTGAATACATAATTCATTCAAAACATGTTGACGTGATGGAGGTGATGGAATATTACCGACTAATTTTGTTACTTTTTTAATTTCATGATAAACCTTTTCTTCAAATTTGTTTCCACTAGATTGTAATACTGAAAATTTATTTGTTGCGAACCGAATTTCCTTTTCCAATGTTTTATTACCTTTACACATGGTTTTGTAAAACCCTTCATTTGCTGTAATAAAACTATAATGTGTCAATGGTACTACACGATGATTTGTTCCTGAAAGATAAACTTGAATCGTCGGGGCCGGAACGGTCGTATGATCTGGAAATGAACCGTCTTCTCGTCGTCCTGTTTCTATCCATGATGCAAAACGTTCTGGAGATTCCAATGTTGCACTCAACATGACCAATTGAATATGAAGAGGTAATATCATCAATGTTTGTTCATAAACCTTGCCACGATTTTCATCATTAATATAATGAATTTCGTCAAATACGACGGCCCCAACTTCTTCTCCCACATTTAATTCAAATCCACCATTGGAAGATACTGCTGATTGCGCCGCTGAGCCGGATGTACAAGATATGAGATGATTCATCAAAATTTCAGTCGTCATGACAAGAACTTGACCCAATACATTAATTTTTGTATCACCCGTCAAAAGTCCGATTGATATATCAGGGTATTTCTTGGTAAAATCGTAGAATTTTTGATTAGACAATGCTTTTATTGGACTCAAATAAATTACTTTTTTATTTCTTTCTGTAAAATAACGTATTGCAAATTCAGCTGGAACAGTTTTACCACTTCCAGTATGTGCAGTTATTAATGAATGATTCCCATCAACAATTGCTTTAATTGAATGTTTTTGAAAAGGACTCAATGGGAAACTAAACGATGAAAAGTATGGTTCATATTTTTCATCGTTGAAAGAATCGGAACAAATTACCACCATGGTGAAAGTATTGATAGGTTGATTTGTGGTTTGATTTGTGGTTTGTTTGTGGTTTAACGATTAACAATTAACGGTTTCTAATTTATTCTATATAGATGTACCTAATCAAATGTTTATATTCAATTTTTTCACAGGCAGTGGGCAACAATAAATTTCCAAAATGTTAGATGTACCAACATAAACTAACAAAATCAAGACGAGATGTGGTTGCAATTTGATCCATTTGTGAAATATTTCTATGAGCAATATTTCGCCAATCCAATTCTCGGACAACCATATGATCAGGAAAATATTTACACATGAAATTGAAATACATTTCGTATTCAGATGCACCAGAATGTTCATAATGTTTTTCTTCAATACAATTCAAAAATATAAGCCAAAATGGTTTTTCTTGATGATAAGTTTCCGCGGCAGAAATCATTTCAGTTAGATAATCTACATGAAACATCATATGATGAGATATTCCACTTTTTTCATTGATTTTATCAAAACTAGGATGTATTCGTTTCATATGTTCAAAATAAGGTAAATGTTTCTCAGAACTGGATGTAAATATTGGTTTACCATCGTTATTTATAAAATGTAAAGGACGGAGAAAAAATAAATCAGCATCAATAACTAGATATTGTTTTGTTATGTCAGGAATAACAAATCCGGCATATAATTTTAATAATTGTTGTAAATACCAACCATTTCTATCAGATTTTGTTCTACTAATATTAGCGGCGACATCATCTATATTAAATGGAAAAATACGTTCATCTATTGTGGTACATCCATCTATATTTATTTTTGGATCATATGATACTAAAAATATACGACGGAATCCAATCACGTTTTTTCGTGTAAATTCTATTTGTCGTGACAAATTATTAAGTTCATTTGGACCGACGGGTATAACAATGTCAAATAATTCCACCGACATATAATAAAGTATCAATTAAATTCTCTAACCCATTTACAATGGTGGTATACATTCAGAGTTTTAGTGTTTTTACTTGCATCCACAAATAAATAAATGGATAAATAAATAAATCTAATATATATACCAACCGCTAGATGTTATTGAATGATATTACTAATAATAGATTGATTGAACGTTGTTTTCCTGATTCACCAATGGAAACTTATTTTACACCAACTCCACAAAGTACAAAACAATCATCTACAAACATTTCAATACAATCCCAATTTAATCAATTGAACCAAGTGGATCAATTTAATGAATTTAATCAATTTAATCAACAATTATTACAACCATTAACGTCGCAATCTCCATTGTCTCCATATAACATTACTACAAACTTTGCTCCAATTGTTGGGAGTAAAGCCCCATTTGATGGATTTGTTAATGCAATTGATACTGAAAGTATTTTAAGAAATCAAGTCTTTGCATTGCAAAATAGCGACCAAGCGACTTATATACCTTCATCATCAAGTGAATTGTATCATGTTCCATTACCAATTCAATCACCAATAGTTGAACCGCAACCATTCCCAAATCTATTTTTTGAAAATAATAATCATAATAATGCCGAACAATGGAGACCAAATGTAGGTAATATTGGACGTGAAACATTCAACAATTGTACACGAACACAATTGCGGAATTTGGAATAAAACTGGTCATCGCATTATATGATTGTAGTATCGCATGACGTGACAAAAGAAGAAAAAACTCGTAAATAATATATAACATCTGAATCAAATTTATTTCATCAATTTCATCAAATATTAATAGTAATCAATGATTAAACGGTTAAGTCGCAAAGATAGTAGCGAAAGTGTACAATGTCAATATCCCACTATTATTATTAATGAATCTAAATCGGGGTCCAAACGTCTGTCCACATCCACGTCCACATCATCAAATTCTACTTCTCCGACAAAGTCTATAGAATCTATGGAACAAACGGAAGAAATTGCGGAATCTATACATTTGACAGAATTCACCGATATGGAACGATTAACATTGGAAACTATGATGAACAAACAGACATATATGAAATATCTATCATTGGTAGAACCAAGTCAAGTTGAAAAAGCACGGGAATATCTCATTCAGAAACAGAAACATGCCCCCGCAATTATAAAATTGGTTCAAGAGTTGATTAATGATGATTTGCCAGATTCATACAAATTGAAAGAGAAATTTGATTCCTTTTTTAATGAAGCTTTGCAATATCTGGAATATTTGCAGCATAGTACTAATAATAGCATCAATGAATCAAATGATAATGATAATCTATTTAATTAGTAATCAATTGACAACAATATATTATTATTGATTTCTGATAATAATAATAATATATATAGAAGAAAAGAAGTAAAGAATAACAAACATTGTAAAGAAGAAAAGTATATAGTAAATTTAAATGACCAAGAGAATAACACGGAAAAGTAGACCACGCGCGTTCAAATCATTACAATGTAGCCCATTAGTTGATGGACAAAGAATTGGGAAATTTTCATGTTATACTGCAGAAATGTTACTTCAATTGAAAACTGAATGGAATCAGAAACATCCTGAAAAAATCATTCATTCTCAATCACCGCGTCAAATCTGGCAATTTATTAAAAATGATTTAAGGAATGTTTGTCAAACTGAAAAATGTTGGACAAAGAATAATCCACGATTACAAGAAGCATTTGCACCAATTGCACCAACTGAATGGAACAGTAATCCAAATACTTGGCTATCAAGTCATGATATTTCAATTGTTATGAAACAATATGAACAAAAATATAAATGTTTTACATTTATTGGACCATCACCTATTAATTTTGATGAAAAATCGGCCACACCATCCACATCATCCACCCCCTCTAAATGTGTATGTACAAAACTTTGTAATTTATCAATAAAAGATTGTTTAAATCACGGTAAACATAAGATTGGTATTATTTTGAATTTAGATAGAAGTGATCAACCAGGTTCTCATTGGGTATCTTTATTTATTAATTTGAAAGAAAATTTCATTTTTTATTTCAATAGCACAGGTGAATCCATGCCAAAAGAAGTCAAGAATATTACTTCACGAATACAAAAAGAAGCCAAAAGTCTTGGGATTACGTTGGATATTGATGAAAATATCAAAGAACATCAAAAAGGGGATACTGAATGTGGTATGTATTCACTTTATTTTATTGTCAAAATGCTCAAAGACCAGCGGAATCGTAAATTCTTTAAAACTGGCAAAATTACCGATAAAGATATGGAAAAATATAGAAGTCTTTTTTTTAATCAATAATTTTACTTAATTATTGATATGAATTTATTTACACGGTAATATCTAATCATCTAACAAAAGCGGACATCATCTTCACTGTCATCGTCGTCTTCCTCATCATCATCCTCATCATCGTCATCGTCTATGTAATCCTCATCCTCATCCTCATCGTCTTCCTCATCCTCATCCTCATCGTCTTCCTCGTCCTCGTCCTCGTCCTCGTCTTCCTCTTCCTCTTCCTCTTCCTCTTCCTCTTCGGCCGCATCCTCGTCATCTACAATATCAGGTGCAATAACAACAGGCGCAACAACCTCGTTATGAATCTCGGCATTAATTCCAGTGTATCTACTGTATGGATTATATAAATCAGCAATCATAACAAGATGGTCAATGAACCGAATTCTTGTCAATGAATATGTAGGAAATCCAATGATTTCGTGAGTTTCTGTATCCGCCAATAAAAAATAACTAATGGAATCGGCATTACATGGTAATGAATGATATCTCAGCAATGAAAAGTCCAATTGGTCATCATCGGCCAATAATTTCACAAATTCGTATAATGAAGATGCATCACGATAACGCACTCTCATAGAAAAAGGCGAAAACGATGATTTCTTTCCATTGATTCTTTTTCCTCTCAAACAATATACTTGTTCTACGCTATCATAAAATATATACAAGATTGTATCTGGTACATTGGGTTTTCCAGATTCTTTTGGTTCATGTGTTGTTAGCTTTAAAACAATGGTATCTCCGTTCATTCTTTTTTGCTTTTTTATTCGGGTGATGTCAGTAATACTATACATATGAATTAGTATTTTATATCCTTTTGGGGGGTGACTTGTGTGCATAGCGATAATTGAGTTGGTAGATTATTTTCCGGAGAACATCAACAATAATAATATTCATCATTGAATACTGTTTTATTTTTTACTGCTTCTTTCAATTTATCTTCCATTTGATTATCCGTCTCCATCGGTTCATTCATGTGGTCTCAAACAATTTATCTCTCGTATAACATTAGATATATCAAAATCTTCGTCGTTGGGATTATATCTTACAATCTCTAGTTCTAACTCCCGTGTTAGATATAATCTTCTTTCTTCTTCATAATCTTCATCTCTGTCGCGGTGCCCAAATTCATCACACTCCACGACCACTCCAAAATCTGCAATGTACAAATCAACGCGATATTTCCCAAAAATAACTTGCCGCGCTGTTGTTAAATCGCCCAAACAATTTTCAATAAAGTTCATTGTTTGGGTTTCAATTGGTAGTACATATTTCATGCATTGTATATTTGGGGAAATGTTTGTAATCGTTTGAATTCGTAAATTATACGAGTTTTTTAATAATTCAAATGCTTCGTCCGTAACTAGAACTTCAATCTTATTGTGTCCACCACGCTTGTCCTTATTATTATTATTATTATTATTATTATATCCTTTTAATATTAAAAGCAAAATGTAGATTTAATATTGAAAAGTCGCGTCGCACCTAACTAGTCTTTTTAACCGTCAATTGCCCCGAGTTCTTACCTTTCTTGCTAGCATCAAACATTTCTTCATCACTATCATCGGCCAAATTCTTGGATAATTCCCAAAACAGTTTTGACCCAAGGCGGAAAGGGCCATGTTCGGCTGCACGATACCAAAAGACTTGGTCTTCCAATTTGTTACTCTTTGTATTGTTATTTATTACTATACACTCAAAATTTTCTGTACACTGATTCATTACACTACAAAAACTCTCAAATGTTGGAAACATGGATGCATAATTATCATAAATCTTTTTCCGGTTGGTAATATAATTTTCACGAAGAATAAAAACATAATCAACATTGGTACGTAAAGCGGGCGGAATTCCTAAGGGGTGCTGCATAGTTATTACCAAAAAAACCTTCCAATGCCTTCCATTTAAAAAAAGTGCCAACATTAATTTATCACGAGTCCATTTGTTATCATAAAGACAATCGTCTAATATAACAAAACATCGTGGGTCACTCGGTTGTCTTCTACCACTTTCACGTTCTCTTTCAAATTGTTTGACTGCAATCTTCTGTCGTCTATAAACTTTATCTATAATTTCTGAAGTGTATGCATGATGAACAAATAATTTTGGAACTAACTTTGCATAAAAACCATTTCCAGCTTCTGTTCCAGATATTACTGTTCCAACTGGAATATCTTGATGGTGGTATAATAAATCTCGCACCAAGAAAGACTTACCTGTGTCCCTCCTGCCAATTAGACAACAGACTGGTCCCTTGTTTTCGTCGGGTTTGAATGTAATGCTGCGCATATCAAATTTTTTTAATTCTAAAGTCATTAATTACAATAACATTATATATCTTCTTATTCAAATTTTACGAAACAGTAATCTTAAGCCGTTTCAACTGTTTAAACTTTTGTTGAATTTGTTTAATCGCCATTATACCCCGGTTCCAATCTGATTCCTAAATTGTAAATGTAGATATATCCATTGTATAGTTTGTGAATAAAGATATCCAAAAGTTTCATTTCTGATTGGATTCCATATCCCTTGCTTGGTTTTCGGGTTCTGTCCAAGAATTCATGGACGCGCATGAACTTTTCCACTCAACCGTTCATGAATCCCTTATAAACCCTATCAATTCCTTATAATTTTTCGTATAAGGTAAATAATTCCCGCAGGAAAAATTAAGAATGAGTCGCATTCCTA